CGCATTCCCAACAGAAAGTAATGACGCTGAACAAGCGAATCTCGTAACGAACCTATTGCGCTACCAAATTCACAACCAGATAAAAGAGTTTCACGATGAAGCTGAACTAGCTGCAAACTACATGTTAGAAAATGGCATGGCAGTAGTCGGGGTGTTTTGGGACATGGAGGAGCAGACAACAGTTGCAGACATCGACATGGACGCAATTGCACAACTGGCACAAACTTCAGAAAACCTTTCTGTGTTTCCTGAAATGATTCTTTCAGAAGAAAGAGAAGACGAAGCAGTAGCATTAGGTATGTTGGTTTTGCCAGATGTTAAGAAGTCCAAAATGACAAAGATGATTCGTGAGTTGCGCGAAACAGGTGCGACAACTTATCCAGTTAAAATGACTGTAAAGAATCGACCTACTGTAGTTGCTTTAAGACTTGGAGAGGATTTCTTTGTTCCACTGGATACAACCGAATTGGAAGACGCACGGAGATGCTATTACAAAGAATTTGTAACCAAGGAAGCTTTGTACGATGGAATAGAGTCAAAAGGTTATGACAAGAAATGGGTTGAAAACGTAGTTGAAAAAACCAAGGGCAAAACTATTACTATGGATCGCAATGCTCTTTCTGCGAGAAGCAATTCAACTCGAAAAGAAATCATTTTTGATTCTAAAGAGATATACGAAATTGTTCACTGCTATGAACGCAAGCTGGATGACAACGATGTCCCAGGTATTTATTACACATGCTTTTCACCACATCTTCCAATTGACGAAAGAGGCAAGGAAACTTTTGCTTACAGTGAGTTGATGAATTACGACCATTGTAAATATCCTTTTGTTTTATTTAGACGTGAATGGTTAAGCAGAAGAGTGGACGATACCCGTGGTTATGGTGAAGTTGGTTTTACTTGGCAGAAACAAATAAAGAACGAATGGGACGCACGGGTAGATCGCAACTCCCTTGCGACAATGCCGCCATTACACCACCCACCGGGAAGACCACCAACAAAGTGGGGACCGGGAACATTGGTTCCCCGTGTTCGTCAAGACGATTATCAATATGCAGACGTTCCAAATTACAACGCAGGTAGCAAGGAAATCGAAGAGAGTATTCGTGAGACTTGTGATCGCTATTTTGGAAGGGTAACAGGACCAGAGAATCAACCGTATGCCATGATGCGACAACAGCACATGGTTGCTAAATGGTTAAAGAACTGGCAACGAGTTATGGAACAAGTGCTTGCCTTGACGCAGCAGTTTGGATCTGAAGAGTTTTTCTTCCGCGTTGTAGGTTCCAGTAAGGCGCAGATGCTAAGTGCCAGCAGGGACGATATTCAGGGGCAATACGACATTCAGCTTAATTTTGCTGTTGCGAATCTTGACCAGCAATTGATGCAGAGGAAGCTGGAATTGTTGAAGGTTGCTGTAGGTGAGTTTGATACTCAGGGAGTGGTTGACCGTGCCGAGCTTATGCAGGTTGTGTTCAGCTTCATTGATCCTGTTCTTGGGGAACGATTGCTTATGCCAACTGAAACGGCAGCACAGAAAGAAATGGACGATGAAAAAAATGTGTTTGCTCGAATGTCCGCAGGTATAGACGAAGATATTCAGGAAGGTCAAAGTCATCAAATGCGCTTGCAGGTTTTGCAAGGTATTTTAGAGGGCAGTCCATCTGCACAACAACGGTATCAGCAAGACGAAGAGTTTAAAGGTCGTATTGATAAGCGTATGCAACAATTACAATTCCAGTTGCAGCAGAAACAGAATGCTCAAATCGGAAGGTTGGGAGCATGAACGAAAACGATTTAAAAACATTAATTAGTGATCCTCGCTTTATTGTAATGGAACAATTATTAGATAGCATAAGAGAAGAATTAATTAGTCATGTAAGTCACCAAGGTACAGCAATGGAACATGGTTCTTTAGCGCACAGCGCGGGAGGAATTGATTGTATTAGTCACATTAAGAACAGATTGAAGGCAATAGAGGACAAAGTTGATGTTGATTAAATATAACCTTATTTAGTTTTATTTAGTGTTAGTTAGTTATAGTTGTTAGTTACATACCTCACCAAACTGGAAAACCCGTGTACATAGTGCGCGGGTTTTCTTTTGTTCCCTAAAAACAATCGGAAATAATAATCACCTACTTGCAGGTATAATAGCATGGTTACAGAAATAGAAGGAGCAGCAGACTCCACAACTGCGGAAATGAGTCCAAGCGACTTAAAAAGGTTCTTTGAAAATAACAGGGTTGGAAAGAGTGAAAGTGAGAGTGCAGAAAGCGAACCCTCTCCTGACACGGATGACCCTGTTGAGGAAACTGAAGAAATTCCTGTCGAACCAGAAGATTCATACGAATCCGAAGATGAGCAGGAATATGATTCTGATGTTGAAGATTCTGATGCAGAAACCGATGAGGTTGAGCAGGAGGAAGACGAAGTGGACCCAAACGTCCCGCAACATCTCCAGAAAAAGATCAACAAGCGGATTGGTAAATTAACGGCGCGTGCAAAAGAAGCTGAAGAACAAGTTACACAGCAAGCTGAAAAGATTGCAGAACTTGAACAACAACTTGAAAGCGCAGACCCAGATCAACAACCCATACAAATTGGGGATAATCCATTGTCAAAGATCAAAACCCTGGGGGAGTTAAAGGAACATAAGTCCAAGCTTAGTCGTTGGAAGAAATGGTTAAGAGAAAACCACGATGGTTTTACTGCCACTGAAGACGGTGAAGAACGTGAATATTCAGAAAATGACGTAAGGCGCATGATGTCTGACATTGAATTTGAGTTAGAAGAACATGTCCCCGCACGGCAAGAATATTTAAAGGAAGAAGGCAATATTCGTCGAGCAGTAGAGGATGTTTTTCCTTATTGGAAAGACAAGTCTAGTCCGCAGTTTCAACAAGCAATGTCAATTGTAAGGGAAGCACCTGAATTAAGGACGCGACCTAATTGGCAAGCTAACGTGAGTATTTATTTACTTGGTTTAAATGAATACAACCGAATGTTGAATGAAGGTAAAAAGAAACCTTCAAAAGCGGTAAAGCCAACTCGCACTGCGACAAGACCAAAAGCTCAACCACAACCTGTCCGCAATGCGGGTGGGGTTAGATTGGAAGATGCTCAGAAAGCTTTAATAGAGTCAGGTTCAAGAGGTTCCCTCACTGATTGGTTCGCTGCAAACAGACAAAATAAGAAATAATATTATGCCCGAAGCAAATACTTATACATTATATGGTTCTTCACCTGCATATACTGGCCCATCAAAAGCCAATCGTGAAGAATTAGCTGATTTTATCAGCATCATAGAACCAGAAGTCACTCCTGTAACCAGTGCGATTTCTAAAGGTTCTACTAGGTCCGTTTTTACGGAATGGTTGTGTGAAGATTTATCCCCTGCCAAAGTTGCATCAACTGCGGAAGGTCACGATAGTTCTTCATGGTTTAACAAAGCAGAAAAGAGAGGAAGATTAGGTAATTATATCAATATCAGCAAACGTGAGTTTGGTGTATCAGATATTCAACAATTAGTTGACCAAGCAGGACTTGATTCTGAAATAGATCACGCAAAATCTAAATCAGTACGCGAATTAAAACGCGATATTGAAGCGGTTGTTTGTGGGGCGCAGGATAGAGGAACAGGTGGTTCTGGTGCTTACGCATCGCGTGGATTGTTTGATTGGATTGACTCAGGTGGTCCTTCTGATGTTCCAGCATCATATCGTGCTGCTTCTGGTTCCATTTCTGATGGTGCTGGAGGCGGTACCGCAGACATGACTGAAGCCCAGTTGAACACTGCTCTTCAATCGCTGTTTACTGAATGTGGAGAGAAGAAATCTTACATGGGTGTTATGTCACCGATTGTTGTTGATATTATTGACAACTTCACTCGCGTTGAAGCAACTGGAAAAACTCGTTATCAAGTTAATGAGCAAGCTGGTAGTAAGACGATCAATATGGAAGTTAAAACTTTCAATTCATCATTTGGAATAATCAACATCATTCCTAGTGTTTTCTTAGGAGGAACTAATAGTGGTGCTGAAGTTGCTGATGCTGTGGATACTTTGGCATTCACTTATGATGATGACGCTGGTCTTATATTGGACACTGATCTTCTTGAATTGAAGTTCCTTGACCCGATGCACACTGAGACATTTGAAGATCGAGGTGGAGGACCACGCGGGCATTGTAAAGCCGCGTACACATTGTGTGTAAAAAATCCGAAAGCGCACGGTAAAATCTTGGCTGCCGATAATCACGCTTAATGGCGCAGGTTTTTATACCTAAATTCGACAACCTTGCCCCAAGTAAACGTAAATCGTTTGAACGCGAATTACGCTTGGGGGGGGTTCTTAATCGTAAGCTTCAACGGGAGAGGGGTAACACCTTCTCCCGCCTGAAGCGGACGGCACAAAGACATCGCAACTATGAGCGGAAGAAAGGTTGCGAGTTGGAATTAATGTCCGTTGTCGATGCACGAACTTGGTTTCGTTGGCAACAAGAAGACCCTCATTTCTGGTCGGATAAGAAGAATATT